TCCCCTTCTGGTAGAGATAGAATCTGTCCAGCCACTGTTATCCTTGTTCGTACTGTCCACATCTTCCTTGCTGAAATTCAAATTCCCACCACGCTGCTGGGGCAACTTGGCCCAGGTTGGGCTGGACGGATCATCTGCTGTATCTACATAAAATAGCCAGGTAAGGCCTGTTTCTACTGCCATGTTCTTTACTCCTTATGAATCGTCGGAAAGTATCCAACGTAAACGTAAAACCCCATGCCTGACTAGTTTCCCATCGGCATGGTATTCCTTAAAAATCTCTGCCATTTCCAGACGGCACAGCGCCTGGGTAAAACTTTCATCTAATGTTAGAGCTGAACCCGTCAGGCTCTCAATGCTGGCCTCCAGTATATCGTTGCAGGCTTTATTGCCTGCACTGTCACTGAATGCGTGCAGGGTGGTGGTTGCTTCGCTGATCTTCTCCAGATCCAGGCTTACAGAACAACTGCCAATCTCCACGTAGGGCAGCGCTGTGCCCTGTGGCACCGAATCGTATACCGTTGTCGATATACCAACGCCCCCATCTGTTAAGCGGCCATATATGCCCTTCTGTAATGAATTAAGTGGGAGTCTTTCGCTCATGCTGCCCTGCGCCTTGCAAACTTTAAAACGCCCCGGTTCCAGATAGCCCTGCGCAGGCCACGCTGAAAGCTCTTTCTTTCACCCTCAAATGCCGGGAAAAGAAACGGCCTGCCCTTAACCCCGCCACGCATACCGATCCCCCGGGCAACTGGGAATGCTGGCAGGTTTTTTCTTTCACTCCAGGCACCTAACATGCCACGGCTGGCTGGTGTGTATGGCCCACCGCCGCCCCGCTTCCCCACCCCCTTGGGTGGTGAATAGAAAGCGCCGCTGCCGAATTCAACCAAGTGGGCATAGCCAACACCTGAGCTGGAGCCTGCCCGGCTGGTTTTGGTGTATACCACCCCAGTTAAGCCATCGTTGAATTTCTTGATGCTAATGGATCTGGATAGGCTGCCTGTGTCCCTGGGTGCCCTGGCCCTGGCTTCTGTCCTGATGGCCTTGGTTGACTTGTCCACCTCTTCCGCCACCTGCCGCTGTATTTCCCCAGACATCAACAATAGGCGCTTAAAAACCACCTGCTGGCTGTTCTTGCTGATCTGTAGATTAAATTTCATAGGTCCAGCTCTTTGCAGGTGATCACCAGCTGCTTATTCAGCTCGTTGGTGTTGATAATTCCAACAATCTGGAAATAGCGGCTGCCATACTTTACCCGGTCTGTGGGTTCAATGTCTGATCTGTACCTGATAAGCAGGCTGTGGGTGCCATTGTGTTGGAGCTGTTCATTGTAAAACCGTTCTTCTGCCCGCAGGGGCTTGATGGATGCACTCACTGTTGCCCTGGTTGCCCAGGTACGTGTTGAACCACCCTGCCCATCACTGGCCAGGGTTTCATTCTGGAATTCCACCCGATGCCGCAAACGCCCTGCTAGCAATTTACACCTCCGGCATCTTGTATGGGTAAAGCAGTCTTTCCAGGCCATATTGCAAAGCCCGGGACATGTGCCCCACGGTCACGGCTTCCCGGTGTTCATACAGATGGCCCACCAGCAGTTTCATGGCAGCCTTGATGGTTTCAGGCACGGCACTGGCAGCCCCATAGCCTGCATCAAATCTGATTATCACACAATTGGGGGTGGCTCTCCGATCATCCGGCCAGCTCTTGCCATAGGCCAAACGCACCCGGCCTGGCTGCTGGTCAATATCCACATCATAGGTGGCGGCTGCCACGGTCTGGGTGGCACCATCTGAATCAATGTATTTAACAGAGCCAATTGATTGCAGCTCCGGCATAGGTAATAGCAGCTCATTCTGAAACCGATCTATAGACCAATCCCAGGTTGCTGTTACAAACTGCCGGGTACAAAACCCTTCGCACCATTCCCGGGCACTCTGCCCCAGACCTGTGATATAGGCATCATCATCGGTGGTATCCACTCGCAGATGGGTTTTCAGCTCTGCAAGGGTCAGGGGTTCCTCAGTGGGTGCTGTTACCAGTGCCAGGCCCATGCATTACCTCTTTTCCGGTCCAGGTTCCGCTGCGTTTTCGGTGTCGGGCTCCAGGGCTGCCGCTTCCTTTTTGACGGAAGCTGGCAGCGCCTGGCCTATCTCAACCAAGCGCTGCCCAACTGCCTTTGAAACGTCGATGACATCGCCAACTCGATGGGTGCCTTCCTCGGTGCGCCAATTCACCAGCATTTCAATTTTCATTATCGGCCTTCTTTTGAGGTTTAGAAGATGGGGCAGCGCCCGTAGCGCTGCCCCCCTTTACTGCTACACCCTGCCCGGCTGCGATGAGTCTTTTTCCCTCATCGCTGGAAACATCGATGACATCTCCTGCCTTCTGGCAAAGTGTTGGCCCTGCTCTTCCACAAAGTAATTTAATCTTCATGGATTAGGCCATTGTGATGAATTTGATGGGGTTGGTTCCGGCATTCAGCAGATCACCATCATGGCGGCTGAACGCAACAAAGCCCTGCTGATCATAATCAGCATACCTTTCAACCAGCCTGCGCAACCTGAGAGATGCCACGTCCCTGATCTTGTACAGGTTGAACTGCCCAAACAAAATGGGCTTGGTGCCAGTGGCTATGTCAGCACAATCCTGGTTGATCACCACAGACCTCCCATAAAGCCGATCTGGGATGCCAGCCTGCATTCCTGATTGCCACAGGAACTGCCCATCTGAATCAACGAGCTTGCGCACAGCTGCAACACTCGAATCATTCATCATAAACACCGATGAATCAGAATCTCTGTATGCCGGATCAACACTATGGAAAAGGTCAATAATCTCAGATGCCACGATAGCTGTGGCGCTTGTGGCTGTCTTGCCATTGGTGGCAGCTGTAACAACGCCATTTGGCTGGCCGTCGCCTGTCCCGGTAGTAAAGTGCGTATTCAGGATACGTGCAACACGTTCACCGAGGAGAGAACCCAGAACCTGTGCCAGATTAAAAGCACTATCCTGCATCAACTCTTCCGAAACCCTAACCAGCTTGCTGGTGTACTTGTAAGCATTCAGGGTAACAGATCCAAAGACTACATCCTGCTCGCCCACCTCGATGTTTTCGGCAAGAATTGCACCTGCATTGCTGGTGTCATTCACCGTTGGCCAGGGCAAATCATTCCCGGAATCCGTTCTGATAACAGAACTTACCTGGCGCATACCTCCAAACGTCAGCAGCGCCCTTTCCAACTCGAATACAAAGCCCTCGGGAATCGTGTAACCGCCTGCACTGTCGGTGGTGCTTTGCGCCCGTAATTCACGCCTGATGGTGTCATAGTTGGCCCGGCTCAACTTGGCTTCATAGTATTCTTTTGCCGGGTTAACATTACATTTCCGGCAGGCCAGCTGGTGGCGCTCTTCCAGATCCATGCCAAGCTGCTGCCTGGCCCACGCTTGCAGCGCATCATTTCTGTCCTCTTCACTGGGCAGAATTTCCCTCACCTTTTCTGGGGCATTTTCCCTGAACAGCTGCCGGGTTTCGGCTTTCTCTTCCAGCTGCTTTTCAAGATCCTCTGTACGCTCTGTAAGATCAATACTTCTGCTTACTCTGTCATAATCGCCATTACAAGCAGTCCAGTTGGTTTCATCTTCTGAACTCCATTTATGTTCAGAATCATTTGCCAGGTTCCGCAGCTCTTCCAGCTTCTTGAAAATCTCGAAGCGCTGCTCTTTCAGTGCTTTAATGCTCATGTGTTTTTCCTCCAGGCTGCCCACGAAAAAGAGCCGCCAACTAGTGATTAGTTCGCGGCCCTTTTTCCAGGTTTGGACCTGGCAAGGATTCGCACCCTGGGCATTAGAGCCTGGGCTTGGGTTCTTGATTAACTACCGAATTATAGCTTTGGGGTTTTTTCTGTCAAGTGCCGCCCCTGGTTGCCCTGTGTGCGCCTGCCTTTTGGCTGGTGTATTCACTCAGGGTGCCCTGCTTGCGGCCCCTCTGCGCCCTCTGTGGGCTTCTCATCGGGGTTTTCTTCCCCTATTTCAGCAGAAATGGCATTAAAACGGTCATTCACCAGTTTTTTCTGCTTTTCGGCTTCATGGTCTGAAAGGCTTTCTTTGGCCCCGGCCAGATCCCGGCTTTTCACAGTGCTTGAATCATAAGCTGGGAATGTAACAGGGCCCACATCAAAGAGCTGCACCCCTTTGATGTTGCGCACCTGGGTGCCTTCCTCATCTGTCCATTCTTCTTCGGTCACTTTGAAGGAAAAGCTGCTGCCTGTCAGATCCCCCCGGCTGATCATCTCTTTAACATCTCGGGCAATGCTGGTATTCCCCAGGTTGATTCTGTAGTGCAGCCCCTTGCCATCTTCACGCAGTTGCAGGGTGCCAGCTGAAACCCGGCCCAGCAGCTTATCAGGTTCATGGTTGAACAGCGCCCGGGCATCATCACGTTCTGTAATGGCCCTGGCAAATGCCCCTGGGGCTATACGTTCCCGGGCACCTTCCCACAGGCCGAATTCTGTGCCGCCTCCAGGCTGCCCATCATAGAAAACCGCTGCATAACCTGAAATGTCGCCGTTGGCATCCTGCCTTATTTCACAATCTGCCGCTGCTGGCTGGTATCGTCTTTCAGCTTCCATTTTTGTTTCCTTTCATCCACCAGATAGCCAGCTCCCTGCTGACATGGTTTGTAATGTTTTCCGAATTTTCTGTAATCAGCTGCGCTTTTGGGGCTGCGCTTTCCTGGTCTAGTATCATTTGGTAGTGATTGCGTAGGGTGTCGAAAAAATCCACTATAAGCGCTGCCCGGTCACCCTCTATTTCCAATAAATCCAGCACTGGGGTTAATGCATCTGAAACAACTGCCCGGGACTCTTCAACCATTCCATTCAGCAGCCACGTATTAAATTCTTCCTTCTTGATAGCCTTTTGCGCTTTAAGACAAACCCGCTTTGCCATGCGCTGCAAGGTGTCGTGTAAAAGAACCTTCCCCGCTTCCCGGGCTGCCAGCTCTTCCCCGCCCTGGTCATCCTCTGCCGCAGCAGATGCTGGGCCCATATTCAGGGGAACCATAAACGTGCTGCCACCCTCGCCTGGTATGGGGTTAAGGTTTTCCCTGCCCCGTATTTCATCCCGGGACATCCAACCGCCCTGAATAGCCAAATTGTAATAGCTGCCCCGGGCTTCCATGTTGGCCCTCACCAGGGCATTCCTGTTGAACTCTACAAAGTGGGTGTCCCGCTGCTGCTGGCTCTGGGTCAGCAGCTTGGCCCTGCACTCTGTTTCCCAGGTACATAACCACGGATCTAATGAACTGTCTAAATAGGCTTGGTTTTCACTTTCCAGGCTGTTGTAACTGGTTCTGGTGTTGTCGGCCAGCATGTGGGGTGGAATGCCAAACCAAGATGCTATGTTGCGAACCTCCAGCTGCCGGGTTTCGTTGAACTCGGCATCCTTGTTGCTGCTTGCAAATGGTTTCAGCTGTAGCCCTTCTTCCAAAATGGCAATTTTGTGGGCGTTTTCAACATTCCCGTGCATGGCCTGCCATGATCGCCGCAGGTTTTCCCGGGCATCATTATCAAGATGGCCTGGGTGTTCTAACACTACACTGGGCCTGGCATTGTTTTTGAAGAATACGCTGCCATATAATTCAGCTGCCATGCCCAGGCCGATGCTTTCCCTTGCCAGCTCCACCACCCCCAGGCCATACAGCGCCCGTATGTGCAGCACATCTTCAGCTCTCAGGGTTTCTTCCACATTGTTGATGGTTGTGACATAGCTTCTAACATCGCCATTCCATTTTTCCCTGGTGGCCCCTGGGGTTAACGGAATCAGCTCCTGCGCTGTGCCTGCCTGGTTGCGTATGATGGCTGCATAGCCACTGCCATAAAGCAGCGCATCCGCTGTAAGGGTGGATTTAAACTCAAAAGCACTCATGGTGCTACTGGTTTGGTATCTCAGCACTCTGTAGGCAGGGTGCTGGGTTGCCTTGTCTTTCCCGGCCCCATTGCGCCTGTAGACCACCAGGGGCAGCTTGGCAACGTCCTGGCTGATTAGGTTAACCGCCCGGTATACAGGGGCATAGGTCATCGCAGTCTGTGGGTTGACGTTCACCCCTGAGCTGGTAGCGCCCCCAGCCAGATCCAACAACCAATCATCTGGGGCGCTCAAGGGTGTTGAAGGGTTTTCAATGCTGCGCTTTTTAAAAAAGCCTGTAAGGGTTTCAAGGAATCCCATTATTTCACCTTATACAAATGAAAGCCCACCTGAGCTGTAAACACTCTTGGTAGGTTCTGTTCTAACATTGGCCCGGCCCAGTGCCATAACAAGCGCCACCAGGCCATCGATTTTTTCTTGTGACTTCTTTTTAGACAATTTCAGGTTGCCAGCTGCATCCTGTTCAACTGTCACGTGCCCGGCCATCCACCGCAAAACAGGGCAGCCCCCATGATTCAGCTCTTTTGAGTAAACTATTCTTTCCAGCTCTTTGGTGGGTGCGCTCATTGATGCAAAGCCCTGCCCGAACATCACCACCTCAAACCCATCGCCTTGCAGCTGGGTGGTGATCTGTGCTGCATTCCATCTATCAATGGCAATTTCCTGAATGTTGTATGCTTCGTTTAACTCGTTGATGGTCTTTCTGATTACATCATAATCGATTGTGTCGCCATCTGTCAGGGTCACTATGCCATCTTTGGCCCAGGTTAAGTAGGGCACCCGGTCCCGCCGTTCCCGCTCCAGGGCATTTTCCTTAGGAATCCAGAAACGGGATAAAACGCTGAAACCCTCATCGGTGGGAAACACCATCGCCAGGGCTGCGATATCCCTTGTGCTTGCCAGATCCAGGCCACAGTAACAGGGCTGCCCCTCCAGCTGCCCCAGATCCCCTGCGCAGGCATCCCACTTTTTCAACGGCATCCACCTGGTCTCTTGTTCGGTCCAAATATTCAGCCTGTAGCGCTTAAAGCTGTTTTCCTTGGTGGGGCTTTCCTGTGCTTCTATACAAGCTGCCTTGATATCATCCCGGCTGATAGTCACTCCCAGGCTTGGATTGGCCTGTGCCCATACCTTTGGGCTGGTCCAGTCTGCATCTTCTTGGGCATTCCTGATGAACCCGAAAAATGTCAAATCCTCGGTGGTGCCATTCAGAACTCTTTCAGCCTGGGTGCGCTGCTCATAGCAGATAGAATGCCGATCAAACCCAGCTGTGGTGATGCTGATTAACATAGGTTCCCGGCGGCTGGCCCCCCCATATCTCAGGCAATCCCACAGCCTGCGATCCGGCTGGGCATGTAGTTCATCAAAGATCAATCCATGCCAGTTTAGCCCCTCCTGCCTGTGGTGTTCTGCGCTTAGGGCTTTCAGGAATGAATTGCTGCTTGGTATTGCCAGGTGCTTCTGGGAATCCCTGGCCAATACGTAATCATTCAGCAGGGGCGAACCCTGCGCCATCTTGCTGGCCTCCCGGTAAACAATAGCGGCCTGGTCACGGCTGGCAGCTGCACAGAAAACCTGTGCCCCAGGTTCACCATCTGCGGCCAGCAGATACAATGCAAGCCCGCTGCACAGGGTTGACTTGCCATTCTTTTTAGGAACTTCAATATAAGCAGTCCTGAACCTGCGCAGGCCAGTATCTTTATGCACCCAGCCAAACAAAGGCTTCAGCAGCTCTTCTTTCTGCCATTTCATCAGCTCGATGGGCTGCCCGGCCCACTGGCCCATTGTGTGCCGCAGGTATTCTGAAAAGAAACTAACCACATGCCTGGCCCTTTTGAGATCCATCTTGAATCCAGCCCGGGCTGCTTTCTCGTCGGTTTCATTCCTTATGAAACGTTTTGTGGTCTTATCAACCATGCTTTTTAAGGGTGAACTCGGTCAATGGGTCTATGTTTTCGGTTTCCTTCTGCGCAAGTCCCACCCGGCCCGATGGGGTTAATCCAAAATGTGATGAGAACTTAATCAGGGCCTGCCTGGCTGCATTGAGTATTGAAACAGCAGGGTGCTGCTGAATGTACCCCGCAGGGGTTTTGAAGGTTTCCCCCTCTTTGCGCAGGGTTTTCACCGCCTGGTAAAACTGGTTCCAGGTTTCACAGTAGGCACTCAGGGCTGCCCGGTCCACCTGATCGATGATGCCCAGGGCTTCCAACTTGGGAACAATGCGCTTCCACTCGGCCTTGCCTTCCCGGCTTAACCAGCTCGGGCAGGGTGGCTTCTTCCCGCTGGCTGGCAGCTCGGTTCTGGTTCCAATCGAACCTG